CACTACGTATCATCAGCTCTTTAAGCTCTTTAAGACGTTGATGGTCTGTCTTAGGTAGTACCAAGGGCGGATTGTCAGCAAACCTCTGTATGGTCATCTTGACGCTTCCCTTAGGCCTTCCTCTTCCACGTTTGAGTTGTGTTTCCATATTTTCCTTTTTAGCTTTTTCTGAATGGGGGGTGTACCACAAATATCTCCCACCACAACCTACCCCCTCCCCCCCTGTCTTTCCATACAGCATAGGGTTTACCACTAGACCAACATCGTTACAAGTCATAACTAATATGGTTATGAAGGATAACTATGGTTTCTACTACTGTGTTTCTATCCAGTCATCTAGATGCGAATGATTCTTATTTACTTCTAATTGAGAATGATTCTCATTTGCATTTGAGTGAAAGTAGTTGATGCACCTTTTTTGATGTACTTGATCTTTTAGGTTTGTCATTCCCTTATGTATTCCCTCTTACTGTTTCCCTTACTGATTCATCATCATTGGGGCTGTTAGTTGTTGCGCGATCTGTAATTAAAATACTCATATCCATATCAGGGCGGAAACCTTGATTGTGCGCCTCTTGATACAGTGCCAGGACATTCGCAAAACCCTTAATCAAATTACCCTCTCCCGCCGCTAAAAGTATCAGTTTTTCAGGGGCTGTCAGTTGTCGTTGAAAGTATCGGGTTTGTGGTGTTGACGGCCTTGCCATGTTATCCCCATAAAATAATTTGAATAAATTGTACTTTATTAGGGTTTGTCCTAATAGTTTTTTGTTTTTTTGTTGTTACTCTACTGATACCGAACTAGCGGATCTAGTGTTTTTAATGGGTGTCAACAATGAAAAATAACCTTCTAGATATCTTTGCAGCTGTGGTCATCGGGCTTTTGCTTTGCATAGGGGCTTTGCATTACTTCGATGTCCTCGTAAAATAATTCTTTTGTTTTCTTTTTAATAGGTGTCAATATGATCAAAATATCTCAAACTTCCAAATTAAACGCTAGATCTTGGAGCTTGCAAGCTCTTGATACTTGCCCTGGTTCTTGGGCCGCGCCTGGTGAACTAGTTGATGCCTGCAAGGGCTGTTATGCAACAACTGGAAACTATAACTATCCTAACGTCAAAGCGCCTAGATTGTCTAATCGCGAAGATTGGCAGCGACTTGATTGGGTGTCTGACATGGTTTCAGAACTAGATTCGGATCGTTATTTCCGCTGGTTTGATTCTGGTGACGTTTATACCCTTGGCCTTGCGGAAAAAATCTTGGAAGTAATGATTCAAACCCCTTGGGTTAACCATTGGCTACCAACCAGAATGCATAAATTCCCCAAATTTGCCCATGTTTTTGCTCAAATGGAAGCTTTACCAAACGTAAAAGTCAGGTTTTCTAGTGATTCTATCCAAGGTGAATACATTGAGGGCTTGCATGGATCGGTTATTGGCCCTGACGTTTCAACTTTTAAAGCAAGGGAAGGGGTTAAATTGTGCGAAGCTTATTTGCATGGGGGTAACTGTAATGGTTGCAGGGCTTGTTGGTCAAAAGATGTCCCATTGATTGCCTATCCAGCGCATGGCCTAAAAATGGCCCGTGTGATCAAATTAAAGCAAATTTAAGGGGCTTGAATGATTTATGCTTGCATCGCCCTAGTTCTACGAATACTTACAAAACGATAAATAAGCCCTCTACGGAGGGTTTTTTTACGTCTTGCATAGTTGATATGGACAAGCCCTCAAAAACGCCTAGAACGGGCTTTTAGTGCCTTTGGTGGGCATTTCTTCGCACAATCCTCGGATCGTTTCGTTCAATGCGTCTATTTCATCCATTTTATTGATTGCCCATGCCCTCCGCTGCCCGTGCCATCCCATGACAGGATTGCGATGGCAATCGACACATAAAGCAATGCAGGTATATTGCAAGCCTTGTTTGTAGTGGTGAGCTTCGCTTGGGCCTTGTGCCTGGCAAACGCTACATGGTAGGTTTTTAACCCTTGCAAGGTGTAGCCTTTCCTTTGCGTTCAGTTTATTGTTCAAGTGGTGGCTTTCATTTCCATGCGGGCTGAGTATTGTTCTGTTCGCCAGACCTCAATTCTTGCTTGCGCTGCGGTCATCATCCATCGATACTTTTCCTCGATCTCTACGGCCTCTCTAATGCCTTCTAAGATGCCAACATAATCCTCATGGGCATAGGCATAGGTTTCTTGTTTACCCAAAACCTCAGTTCCCGCTTGTGACATGAGCTGGGCTTTACGTGATTTCCTGAATTCCTCTAAGTACATTCGAGTCGCCTTGGCCTTGCTATAGAGGGGTGCTGTATCAATAAGAAATTGTATCGCCTTGTGAGGACTGTCACTCATGTTATCTCCGATAATAATGGTCTAAAGGTTTCCATTTTGGGTCTCGCCATCCATCTGAATCAATATCTTCTTCATATTCACTAAATTCACTTGGCGCTTGTCTTTCTTCTTCATCAATTAACCTTATGTAACTACCCGTGGATGCGCTTTTAATTTCCACTGAATAAGGATCACAGTATTCATCTATCGCAAAATACAACTGATCTTTATTTTCTACACAAGCAAAACCAATCCAACCATTTGGTTTTCCTTCGTGAATTACTCTGAAATAGTATGCTGGCATTATTAACTCCTATTATGTTATTTCAACCACTAAGTTTCCGTTTGACTTGATGTAGTCTTTGGTTTTCTTAATGTATTTCTCAAATTCTGACCTTGAAATGCTTGATTGTTGTAAATCAGCATATTCGATTAGTTCTCTAATCGCTTGAATTCCAACTCCACTTAATCCCATGCTCATGGTCTTTTGGTAGCGTTCTGCTGCCTGATGGAGGGCTTCTTGAGCCTTTTGGCAAACAGGCATAACTTCATCTTTTCCGATGTTGTGCCTAGCCATAGTTTCCGATAGGTTTAAAACGTCAACAAGGGTTCTCCAATCGTGAATAGTCGCTTGTCCTTTGGTCATTGCTTCTAGTGCTGAGTATTCCATCATTCTGAGTTTGTCCAGTTTGTCTCTGTGAGTGATTGAAGCGCCTATGATTCCATGTTGGATCGGATCAATAAGCGCCCATACCTGACGTTTAACTTTTTTCCTCATACGGGTTCAAATTTGTAGTTCTGCTTGTGTTCGTGAAATCTCATTGCCGCCTCGATGTCCAACTCAGCATACGCTTCTTCTGACATACATCCCACAATGTCACGACCCTCAAACCAAACTTCTTTGACTGATTCGTTATAAGTTGACTTGTCATCGTCTATTTCGTACTCATAGACTACTGTAACGATCTCACCAGCTTGACCGATTGTTGTATCAAATTCCCAAGTTTTTTCCATCATTCACTCCTGTTAAAAATTAAATGTTATTCCTGTTTTGCAATGATTTGAATAGGGACTTACCCTTAGATCAAGTTTTCTCTAACCATAACTTCTACTGCACCGATTTCTGACCAAACTTTCGTTACGTGTAGGTTTACCACTTGTTTGTCATCTAAGTAAACGTGACCATTCATTGCGTCTAAAAAGCACTTGGCACAATTATCAATGTCAGGCTTTTTCAATGGCTTAGTTATTCCTTCTAAGGCATCCTTGCGCTTCTGTTTTGAGAATGACTTGGGTATCTCCATCCGAATGTAGATTGCGACTGTTACAGGTGTTTCTAGGGGAGGTGAAGCGCCCATTGCAGCTCTCGCCATGTACCTGATTTCATCTTCATAGGTCTTTGTCTTCTCAGGGGTGTAAGCATGGGTAAATGCTCCCCTTCTGGCAAACCTTGGGCGACCTTTGCCTTGTGGTTCTCCATAAACTGTATACATAACCATAAATGTCATATTGCACCCCATTGATTAGCCATTGCTTCAGCTATACCCTGGTAAGTAAGGCTTCTTAATTTCCACCTATCTTCTGATGGCGGCATTTTATGAATTCTGTCATCTCTACCATCAACTATATTTGTTGGCTTTAATAATGGAAGACCTTTTAACCATAAACAAGTTGCTTTTGTTTCGCCATGTCCAAATTGCCAAGGCTGTATGACTTGATCTGGTTTTCTCCATAGACTTGACATTATGCAAATTGGATTTTCGATTGCTATCTTTTGAATATCAACTTTAGCTAATTTCATGAAAAATGAAATGCTCGTTTGTTGTCTTCCATCAAGTCGTTTTGCCTCAAAATGTCTTGCGCCACTTACTGATAGATTTGTACAGGGAGGATGGGCAATCATTAAATCCCACGGATAATCCAAAACATCAGCAATGTCACCTTGATAATGTGGACCAGGTGAATCTGTTGGCAATAAGTCACAAGACATCGCCTCATGTCCTAAAGCAATAAAAGAATCTCTAACCCTACCAGAGTATTCACAAGCTATTAAAACTTTCATTTAAGCATTCCTTGTCTAATTTTATTCATGCGGTCTCTCAAATCCAAAGTAGCGGACTCGCCTCTGATTCGTTCCAAGTCCACGCACACACCCTGCCACCAGAGCAACGCTTTGCTTGAGCCAATCGTCGATTTCTTCTCCTTGTACCGCCTTAACCAATCTTGGGCTTCTGAGTTCTTGAAGTGCTCTAATTCTGTTGGAGTCATTTATAGGCCATTGAAAGTTCATGTTTTATTTCTTAATTGGAATAATTTAGCCCTAATGTGTTCAGGCATCGGTGCGGCTTTTTTTCTATCAGCCTCAATCTTGGCGAGAGCTGGATCAATTTGTATTTCAACTTTGATCCCGAATGATTCTGGTATCTCAGCCCCATCCCATCTTTGTTGATTTAAGTAGACCAGAGGCGCTGGAATAAAAGCACCATCGTCTTTTCTCCAGGCATCTGTTGTTTTCATCCACTCAATATGTTTGATGATCTGGTCTGCACAGGTTTCGCAATAGTATTTCTTCCACTTTGCCAAACAAGCAGACTTTCCACCTTTTCTAAACGACTTAGGCCATGCTGCCCAAAATAACTCAAACTTTTCCATCTTCTTGACTCCTATTAGGTTCGGGTTTTTTTACTTCAACAATCTCATATCTTCCACAACTTCGACAAGTCCAAGCCTCTCGGTTGTTTGTCAGTTGATGTTGTCCTACTACTCCTCCACACTTGCATATTCTCATAAGTTCCTCTTTGGTGAATGTTTGAGCAAAGCAAAGCCTTACCGAGTCAAAACTCAGTTTTCGCTCTGCTTGTGGATAACTTCCTCTTCGGAGCCATGTCATCGCATCGCATCGGACAGACTTCTGAGACTTTCATCCCAACCACTCGGCTCTATCCTTAGCCCACCGCCCCTGCTTTAGTTCGCTCGTGTAACAGGGTATCCCAAAATGCAACCACCGACGTACCGCATTGCATAGTCGCCAAACGCAAAAAACCCCATAAATCACTCTGTGGTCTTGGCTCTTGGCGAGAGCAACAACGGACGATTGAATCAACTCAAAAGTACGCCAGTTGTCTGACAAGACCACACAGGAATCTATGGGGTTCTTAAGTTGATTCGCTCGCCTGATGCCACTCAGACGATTTGGATTATACATAAATTTATCTTGCGTCAAGAAGTTTTTTGATGTTTATTTCACGATTTAGGTGAATTTCCAACACCCTTGCAAGCAAAGCCGTTACTGTTGCAGAGAAATCCTCTGGTTCGTTTACATAAGCGCCAGCCATTGTCTGAGCGTACTCAAGCAAGGTTTCAGCACAAGTTTGTTCAATTTGTTCGATGTTCATACGAGTAGCCTAGCATGATAAAAAAGGCTTGGATACTAGGGAAAACACCTAGATATTTCTTGTAAAACCTATGGCACATTATGGGTGTGGACAACAAAACCACGTTTAACAGGAGTAAATATGAAAAATCAACCAGCGTTTCCCGCACCAGCAGGTGTATCTCACATCACAGAACAAGGCATGACCTTGCGTGACTACTTTGCCGCTAAAGCTATGTACGCAATGTATGTAACATCATTTGAATGGGAGTCAACAGGAATAGTTCGTGACCCTCATCACATGGCAATCATGGAAGAAATGGCGAAAGATGCTTATGGTATTGCAGACGCAATGCTGAAAGCGAGGGAAGCGTAATGCCGATTCTTAATGGAAAAAAGGTCATTGACCTAGAGATAGATGGAGTAGATAGCTCAGATTACCCAGACTTTTCTGATGCTTATTTTTCAGCAGGATGCTA